CACCCGGTGATTAAACAGTCCGGTAGGCGGGGTATTTGGACGGTACCCACTGCTCTCGCCGAGATCATAGGCCACTATGTGACCGATCTCACCGGAAACCATGGTCGGTTAAGCGTAATCGTGTTCGAAGCGCTTGAGTCTGGGATCATCAATGACGATGCATTCGTTAGACAAAACCACAGATTCGAATATCTCTTTCACTTCCACAGCATCTGAGTCGTAAAACTCGCAACACCAGAAAGCGAAATGATCGTCCGATATCGTGACGGGTTCGTCGCGCAACTTTTGCAACAACTGTCCGATAGATCCAGCATGGCGTTTAGCATAAAAGCTCAGGTCGTCAACTGTCAACGTACTCGAATCCTCGCGCCGGAAACGTTCTAAGAACATCCGGGACAAGAAAGGAACGTGTCTGGTTTCGAACGCATAGCTTAAAGCTTTGCCTGCCATGTACGCTGAATCACTACATCCTTCATTGTGAGTTCCTCTCACATTGAAACGAACGAGCATCTTGCCAAGCAATGGCAACATGAACGGATGCTCGGTGTCCGTAACAAAACGCCGCGACAGGAAAGTCGCTTCTCCCTGTAGCCGAGGGGCCTTGGCTTTCAAAACCATCTTGAAACTGGCCACATCCTTTGTCCACTTGTCTAACTTCAACCGGTGTCGCAATGCAGCTAAGATATCGTCTCCAAGGATAAGGGACTTCCCTGAAGTGATCTTCTGTCGCTGGCAAGCGACCGCGAACATGGTTGCGTTGTATGCACTGTTGCGTGGTGTGGTGGATGTCGTACCTGTTGGAAGCTGGAATTTCAGCTTTGCCCGGAGTCCGTACTTGTGGCTACGGACTGTGAACTTCTCCAACTCGAGGAGTAAAGTTCGGAACCACTTAGGCATCGCTAGCTTTTGGAGCCACCTATCATACAATAGTGCCACTCGCTTACGCTGCTCCCTGTCATTGCGGGAAAAGTCACCTTCTACTAGTTCAGGGTATTCTTTATCCGTTATATGATCCGAAAGGCTGACGTCGTCTTGCTTGTAGGCGAACATTGTCTGAATTGGGCCGATGGGTATTTGGTGATTCGCGGGGTTATCGCGCTTGCGACCAGTGAGTTGGCACAGTCGTTCCATGACAATCATCGAGGCCGGGCCCGTCCACGTGTTAAAGTGGTCGTTCCCGGCGTATATCACACGAGGGGCCCACGCGGGGTCATCCCGTTTGATTAACACCTCCTGTTTGACTGACAGGTCCTTCTGTCCGAGGTAGGATGGCGACACAGAATCAGGCAAAGTGGAGAAAGCCCTCTCCATGTCCTGGCGTTTGTTCTTGTCGAATTTGCTCATCCATCTGGCGCGGTCGATCTGATTCTCGTCCCAAGGCTGGAAGAGATCAGGCATTGCGTCTATGACTGCTAATGCTTCCCTAAATGAATCGTCACTTATGTCATCCTTGTCTGGCTTGGATTCGTCTTGTACAAAATTGCACCGCTTGGCGAAAGCGGCCATGAAAGACTTAAAATCCGTGCTAGTGACGACGGGTATCTGTTGTTGAAAAACTGGACCCAGTTGGTTGACCGGGTTGTTAGTCGCAAACGTCATACTCGCGTCGGTCCTATCCAATTGGAAGAACGACATTGCTGGTGTGAAGTGACGGGTAGGGCGAACCTTCAATCTACCACCGTTGTTGTCGGTGCTAGTGAATTCTAAGCCGTCCCTTGATTCTCGGACTGGCGGGGGTTCGTTTACCGCCCTCCTACCCCTGCGTCTCGCGTTTGCATTTGAGACGCAGTGCGCCTGATGGCGCGTGGGAGGAGGCATGGGGTTGGTTGGTTGGGTTGTGTTGTTTGGGGGGGGGTTGGTTGTTTTCGCACTGTTAGA